CATAGGCCGTTCTATTTTCCAGCGAAAAATTATTTCATCTCTTTTTTGAATCTCTAAATTTGTTAATTGATAACATAACAACTAATATCATTTCAAATACACTAATAAAATATAATTATTATTGATTGCTGGTGAATATATTTATTTATTTTTTCAAAACCATACACAACATATTCCAAAAAATCGGTTGTTGCAGAAATGTCACAGTGTTGCGCCAGTGCCACTGCCCCCGGTAGCGTATATGTGCTTGGCCAAATACACAGATTAAGATTTTAAAGTGTTAACCACACTGTTAATAGTCAAATTGCCGACACCTAATAAACTAAGATGTCGTAAAATAGTTATTGACAAGAGGTCAGAAATCGTGTATAACTAAGATGTCACTTTAAGTGATACAGTATAAGTGTATATTTACTTAAATGTATATAAACACTTAAATGTAGGTATAGTTAAATATACGTAAAAATAAAATAATCCTTGACAATGAGTAAAAAATCTGTAAAACTATACACAGACAATGTAATAGAGCATTTCTATGAAGCTATTCGTACTAACAGTGTCGATAAGCTACATATCCCCCACAGTGATGTCTTCTATGTACGTAAAGCTATTGAAGCTCGTACTGGAGAATCCTACTCCCTGCAGCGTATTGAAGCTGCTATGATAGCCGAAGGATGGTTACAAGAGGAAGATACAAATGGCAAAAGAAAAGAGTGACGTTAATCCCCTATATACAGCAGCTGTAAGACTAATCAAGTTAAGAGATGCAGGTAAAATATCAAAAGCTGAGTATGATAAAAGAATGAGAACAGCTATGGAGAAGTATATGGTTAAGAAAGCCAAAGGTGGTGTTCTAAAGGCCAGCATCGGAACTGCTGCACTCAAGAAACCGACAGCAGGTCAAGTGGGACTCAAGAAGTTACCAACTCCTGTGCGAAACAAGATGGGCTACATGAACAAAGGTGGTGCAGCCAAAAAGAAGAAGAAGTAAGTGCGTAACTACAAAAAGGAATACGCAACCTACGATGGATTACCCAAAAGGAGAAAAGCTCGTGCTGCGAGAAACAGGGCGAGAAGAATCCTGATGAACGAAGGCAAAGTAAAGGTAGGCGATAAAAAGCAAGTTGACCACAAGAACATGCGTCCTACCGACAACAGACGTTCTAACCTACGTGTTGTCTCTGCCAAAAAGAATATGTCACGGCAACCTGCGAGGAAACCGAGGAGAAAGTAACGAGTGTCTTATTTACAAAGTAACGTACCCTACTTCAAAGCGTGGGTACGAAGAGAGTATACAACAAATTTTCAACGGTATCATGGCGAGTTCTTACACGCTATGGTTGTGGCCGTAACGACAATGCCGAACAGATGTCTCAGCTTTCAAGTGATCTTCACTGGCTACGAAGCTGACGATACAGATGACGAGAACATACACGGTGGTGCAATGTGGGCAAGGATGCCCATTACAGCACTGGTAGGTGACACACCAGTAGATGACTGGGCAAAAGAGTTACCACCGTATATCGCACAGCCTTGGGATTGTATGTCGCACGATCATAGTGTCTATGTAATCAACAGAGCAACTCCAGCCCCTTGGATTGCTAAAGTAGACGGAGAGTTTTTTCCTGCCAAATATTATTTTACTGTAGACTATACCAACAGTGAAATAGCTGATGATCCTGCTCAACATAAACAGAGTCACGTTCTAGAGCTAATGAACGCAGGGGAATATACAGGCAACATTGTTGCGTTGCCTAATAACAGAGTACGAGTAACACACCCTGCGTGGTTTGAAACAGGGACAGGATCACCAGACTTTTTGCCGAGTCAAAGGGTGTTTCATTCTAAACAAGAGTTTGAATACGTCTGGGATACAGGCAGAGTATTTGACAACTTATATGCTAAAAAGGAGTAGGATATGAATTTAACAGAAATGAGAAAATACCTTGTGCAAACAAAGGGCAAGGTCATATCTATGGACGAATTAAAAAAGTTTATAGACAAACTACCAAAAGTTGATAAAAAGGCTAAAGGTGGCGCAGCCATGAAGAAGAAAAAGGGTATGGCACGAGGTGGAGCTTCTATGATGAAAAAGAAGGGAATGGCTCGTGGTGGTGCTGGTATGAAGAAGAAGGGCTATGCTTACGGTGGTGCTGGAATGAAGAAAAAGGGTATGGCACGAGGTGGCATGAATAAAAAGAAGCGATAATGGCCAGTACAGCAAACAAAGCCAAGGTAAATAAAGTTGTAAAAGGTTTGAAGAAGTCTGCAAAGACCCACGCTAACCAAGCAAAAACTTTATCTGCATTAAAACTGAGCAAAGGTAGCACTGTAAACAAAGCAGGTAACTACACGAAGCCCACAATGCGAAAGAATCTGTTCAACAGAATCAAAGCAGGGTCAAAAGGTGGTAATCCCGGACAGTGGAGTGCTAGAAAAGCTCAGTTATTGGCTTCTGAGTACAAGAAAAAGGGTGGGGGTTATAGATCCTAATGGCTGATCCTAAGAAAGGGACAGGCAAAAAGCCAAAAGGTAGTGATCGCAGACTCTATACGGATGAAAATCCTAAGGATACAGTGAGTATCAAGTTCGCAACGGTGCAAGATGCAAAAGAAACTATTGCAAAAGTTAAAAAAATTAAGAAATCCTATGCGAGGAAGATACAAATCCTCACCGTTCTTGAACAACGAGCTAGGGTTGCAGGAAAAACTGAGCAAGCTGCC